TGTCGATTGCATTGATGAGTGCCTCAGTTGCTTTCATCTACTCTTTCCAAAACTCTTGGCGAGAGATTGAGCGACCACGGGTATAACCTTCACGGACACCATCTTTGTGACCTGTCCAGTACCACACGAAGCTAGTAGAGAACATAACACCGATGATTCCTATGATTTGTAATGAGTTCATTTAGCCCTTTCTTGTCCTGTATTTCAGGAACAGGGAAAGTGTTACACAGCTAGTTGGATTTATTGAGTTGATTTTGATAACGAAATGGTAACAATTCTGAATCATCCATTTGCGTATCTATATCCCGAAGGATGTCGTTATCGAGGTCGTCCATAACGCTTACCTGACACAATGAATGTGCCGTCCTTTTCAAGATTGATGATGCTGACCTGCACGTTTGCACCGATTTCCTCGATGATGATGAAGGCTTGTTGCCAGTTCATCGTGCCTTTAGTGTAATGAGCCTGCCTGACATCCATAAGATGGCCTGCTTCCCATCCACGCAGGATACGGCCTATACGGCCCCCTGAAGCCTCTGTGAAGGCCGATTGACCTGCTCTATGAGTGTGTCCACATATAACGCTAATACCATGCCTACGAGCCGCTTCTAGGGCTGTAAGACCAGGTGTAGGTTTAACGCTCTGCTCATCTCCATGAACGGCCACAATGCCCTTAGCAATAGCGTAAGGCTTCTTGTGATAGGTAATTCCTAATTCATCAAGTTTCATAAACTTTTCAAAGCGCAACTCAGGCAATGCCAAGAATGCAGGAATCTTCTTCATCGTTACATTGTAAAGTCTGTCTGTGTGATTGCTACGGATCATGTGAGCTTCTTTAGAATGCTCAACTAGTGACCAGAGAACTTCTACTGCTTGATCTCTATCAGCAGCTAGTGTCTGCTCATACCATCCTGGTGTGTTTTCTGTCCATCTGCTGATTTGTGGGAGATCGATTTCATCTCCGAGAGTAACAACAGAATCGGGCCGAAACGCTTTAATAAAACTTGCAACATTTTTAACAGCAATTGGATCGTGATAGGGAACTTGTAAGTCTGGAACTACTACAGTTCTTTTCATTCATCCTCATCGTCATACCAGTCTGGCTCTGGGATATTTGGGTTAATAGGATTGGGCAATACCCAATTAGGGTAAGCCTGGGGTTCTACAATAATGGCAAGTGCCAAATCAACATCAAAGCCTGCTCTGCGCAACGAGCGATACATTTCATGCACGCCAATAGCCCACGCATCTAACTTGGAATAGCCCTCATCCACAAGCTTCTTAGTTGCTTTTCTTGCCATGTTATAAGTGTTACCTCTCTAGGAAATAAACCAGTTAAGACACGCCTTAATTCTTATAATTCTTTTGAGGCTAAATAAGCCAAAAGATGTGGGTAATCCAATAAATCAGCATTGACGGGTGTTTCTACATCCCAGTCTAAAATCTTGACAGTAGACATTGCCTTAACCGATTAGAGCTGCGCCGACAGTATATGTAACTTGACCAGCGTTTACTGCTGTCACCATTACTCGCCAAGTTGTAGGCAAAGGGCCATTGTAAGAAGATGTAGAAGCCGTTGATGCTGGATAAACCTGGTACACAGTCATAATGGCTGTGGCCACGGCTGCACCTGTAAATAATGTGTAGTAATTGCCTGATATTGGGTCTTTACCTTGAACTGAAACAGCAATAGTTCCAGCGTTTATAGCTGATACATTGCAGACAACAATGCATCCTCTGTAATTTGTGTTTGTTTGATCAGCAGAATACTGTGTAGTGGTAGCGTTTACTACATTTATCAATGCTGCTGTATTTGCATTAGCAGAAGGCATTGTAACTACTAAAGGTATATCTGAAGCAAGCACAACTGGTGTGCTGTTATTTCCTGTTGCTTGGCCTAATCCCATATCAATCTCTTTTCTTATTTGTTGGAAAGAATTGTGTAGATTTCATCAACTCGTAATTCAAGTCGATTTAATCTATCGTTCATTGATGAACCACCATTTGGTTTTAGTTCAGCAAGATAGTGCTTAGTAAGCCACCTAATAGAACCTGCAAAGCCAGTAACGATTGAAATAATTGCAACTGAAAAAGCAGCCCAGTTAAGGGCACTCATTATGCTTGAATGCCCATGCTCGTATCGTTAGGGTTTAACCAACGGATGATTGGTGGCAAGCAAGATGAAAGACCAGCGGCAATGAGAGCCTTTGGGTCTGTTACACCAGCTGCTGCAAGGGATAGAACTGCAACGAGGAATGCTCTAGCCCATGAGCCTGCTGCGACTTTTAAGTCTTTCATATTATCTCCTAGTTTATATTTGCGTAGACCATCATTGTGGCTGTACCACTTGATGTAATTGCGTAGAGTGATTCATTATCTGATAGTTGAACTGTAAGTTTGTCGCCATTATCCATTTTATAACCTGTCGAAGTTGATACTGTGCTTGCGCCAATGTATGTAATTCCGCTCGATGAATGAAGGCTTACAACTTGATCAGCTCGATTAGCTGCAAGAATAAGTGTGGGTGTTGTACCTACTGAGATTTGTGCTGTATAAGGCATTACTTTGCTCCTAACATTGCGATGTCGAACCAACTACCATTCGCATCACCTTCTTTAGTGAATGAAATGTGGATGTGATGATCGTGGCGATTAACCCCATCGTAAGGACGCCAACTCCAAGATTTTTTAGAGGAAGCGATTTTTCCTGCATAGATGACGTAAGAAATTCTCTTTTCACCTGACTTGGCGCATAGGCGTATTTGGTCGGCAAGATAAGCACCTGTGCTGGGGCGTGTGTCGAGGTCTTTATCCACATCAATAGCCCTGACGTAGCCGTTAATCGGATCGGGATTGTGATCACTTGGACGACTGGCGTGAGCGGCATCGCCTATCCAACCATCGCTTTTACGGTCGCGGTCAGGATATGAATCATCAATCTGTTCACGAAGCTGTTGTCCAGCCTTACTTAATAGGGGCTTCAACGTTAACCTCTGGAACTATCCATTGACATGTATCTTCATCAAAACCTGTTGCATTCAATGGCTCTGGATGAATAAAAGCATCACGGACTGGATCATAGATATATTCTTCACCAGCATAATTCTTTCGAATTGAACCGCTATAAGAGGTTTGCAACCAAGTGCCACCAAATAATGAAACGCAAAAAGCAATTCCTTTGGTTTCTGATTCTTGACCATTATCTAAAATTTCAGAATTATCTACTGTGATTACTCTCAATACTTTATTGTTAGAATCTATTTCTGCAAAGTGTGCCATTAGATTGTTATGCTCCCTGATCCAGTCCAAACATAAATACGATAGCCGCCGCTTACTGTGTAAGTAGGAGAGCCCGTTGTAGAAGTAGCTGCAATAAAAGTATCGGGATAGCGAAGTACAACTATTCCTGAGCCGCCTGCACCGCCATTGTTAGTAGAAGTACCACCGCCGCCACCGCCGCCACCTGTGTTTACTGTTCCAGCAGTTCCAGCAGCATTTCCGCCGCCTGCGCCGCCACCACCTGCACCACCTGCGCCAAAGTTTGTAGTACCGCCACCACGACCACCACCGCCACCGCCACCACGAGTAACGGATGATCCCGAATAAGTAGAGGCAAGTCCATCTCCACCTGCACCTGCGAAGTTATATGGAGAACCTGGAGTTTGACCAGCCGCGCTTGCGCCACCGCCGCCACCGCCGTTATATGAACCTGAGTTATTACCAGCGCCACCGTTATTACCTTGACCGCTAGTTCCTAAACCGCCAGCAATAACACCACCTGCACCTGCACCGCCGCCGCCTGATCCACCTGCTCGGCCTGTGTACGGAGCAGTTATGTATTGACCGCCGCCACCGCCGCCAGTTGCAGTAATTGAAGAAAATACGGAGTCGCTACCGTTACCACCGTTTGCAGTACCACCGCCACCTACTGTGACTGTGTAACTTGTACCTTTTGCAACGGTGAAACTTATAGCTGTGAGATAGCCGCCTGCACCGCCACCGCCGCCTGCATCACCTGAGGCACGACCGCCGCCACCGCCGCCTGCGACAACTAAGTAATCGACGTAGGTAGGGGATGTAACAATTCCAATATGTGAACCGGCTAATAAATTACCTATCATCCTATCGCTCCAACTACGTACCAAGTATCAGTACCAGTTTTAATACAAGCTGCTGTTTTGTATTGCGTAAGTGTTGGTTGGGCAGTAACAGCACCAGCAGAAAAAATTGTCGTAGTTCCAGACGTAACTGCTGAAATAGTTGCCGTACCCACACCGATATTTAATATTGTTATTACAGTACCTATCGGGTGAGCAACCGAGGCGTTAGTAGGGATCTTAATGGCACTTGAAGAGGCGTTGCTCTGAGTAATTAAAACCTGATATGAGTCAGTCAATGCTGTTGTGTAAGTTGTGCCTGTCTGAGCATTTATTGTGAATGCCACTAAGCCGTTATACATAGCAGCTGAGAGGACATCTCCTGTTGCCGCTGGGAATCCTGTTGCCATTATGTTCTCCTAGTAAGTCATGATTGATTGGCCGATTATACCGTATGTCGAGTTTCCTATGATGAACGCCTCGATGATTGGCTCGCTTGTGGTGAAGCTAGTACGCCAGTCTGTTGGCGTAATTTCATGGGCTACACCGACAACTTGTAAGGTTTTTTCGATGTAGGTAGTACCTTGCTGGACATTCTTAATCTTAACCACATTGAAGTAATCCAGGCTAAGGGCTGCTGTAATTCCAGCATTGTAATCTGGAGTAGCAAGATCAAGAACTAAATTGTCGATTCTAAGGGTCGTATCTTTACGAGTTGCCACATAAGCCTGAGCGATATTAAGCGCCTCTGTATCGCTTTGAACTACAAGATTGGGTTGATTGTAGGTGTGTGGGAAATATGTTGCAATAGATGTGGCGTCTGTTGCAGTCTGAGTTACTCCACTAAGGGCTGTGATATTGGCTTGATTGATAACCAATTTGTCATCCAACGCCGTAGTTATATTAAAGTAATTGATTCCATCTCCAGCATTAGAGAAGTAAGTAACTGCTCCACCAGACATCTTTTGAACCGTGCTTCGACTCTTAAATATAGCGTTGCCTTCACCAGAAATATAGAACGCTCCCTGTTCGCTAAATTCTACGTTTTTCATTGCTTGAAGGGATGTGCGAGCAGTACCTGGATCAACTTGGACTAAGGAATCTCCAGTATCAATAGACCTCATTGTTAAAGGAAATGAAATCTGATTGAGGATATTACTTAATCTAGCACCAGTAGTTTGACCAGCAGAAGTACCTGCAATAGTTGTAACGTTAGATAAATTGAATAATCTAAAAGCATCAGCTGCCGAAATGTCGACATATCCTAATTCTTGATTCTTTGGGTAACTGTAATTAAAAGCCGATGTATATCCACTAAAAACGTAATAAGTATTACCGCCATAAGTAGCAGATATTCTTATTTTACGGTTTGGTATAAGTTTTCCATAATACGGACTTGATGGGTTATCGGGATTCCATATACCTGTTTGGTCATAAATTCTGACAGTTGCTTGAGCTGCTTCAAACTGATCTTGTAAAAGGTTATAGCCACCCTTGACAGATATATTTCCTATTTGATTAGTTACATTCACAGTAAGAGTTCCTGAAGTGGAATCTCCTAGAGTGCTTGTGCCCAAAATGCCATTGACGGGATCACCAATAGTGAAAGGAATACCAAAAGTAGCACCGTTACTAAAATCAACGGTAACAGTTAAGGTTATTGGATAACTCATGCTATATAAGAACTATTGATTCGACTAACAGTAGGTGATATTCCTGATGCAGATTGATTTTGGATTACATCGATGAGTCCAGCAACTGCTGGGTTTATAG